GTCATGTCCTGATTATACCGTATCGGCAATCGGTGTCAAGCGGCTTTCTGAAAAGTTTTTTGGATTCTCTTCAGGCTGTCCAGCCGAGCCGCCATAATCGCCAGTTCGGTCGCAGCGGACGAGACGTTGTTTGCATGGCACCCGAGGTCGTAGCCTCGCTCGACTGATTCCTTCATCTCCTCGGCCTGACGCATCAGCCACTCGACCTGGCCTGCCATCTCCTTCTCGATGTTCTTGATGTCCTCGCTGATCATCATCGCTTCGTGTTCTTGTCGTGTCATCGTCTTGTCCTTTCGTCTTTTGTCCTGCGGGCCTCATCGTCCCGCGTCATGTCCTGATTATACCGTATCGGGAATCGGTGTCAACTGCCTTGAAAGATTTTCTTGGAAACGTCGTTTTCACGGGTTTTTTTGAGCCTTTCGATCTCCCTCAGGGCTCGTCCGAGAGCCGCTGCCAGCGGCCCAGTCGTCCCCGTCCATGAGTTGCTTGGGCCAAAACGCTGGACGAGATGCCATGCCTGCTTGATCTCCTCTTCGCTCATGCGATGGCCTCCAAGTCAAAGAGGCTTTCGGTTTCCTGCTTGCCCTTCGCAGCCTCTTCAAGATTCTTCGCAGCCTGTTTGTAGTAGGCTGGCTTCAGTTCAACGCCGATGGCGTTTCTGCCATTGAGGACAGCACCATAGGCTTCTGATCCGACGCCCATGAATGGAGTCAGCACCGTCTCTCCTGGAAGGCTCCTGAGTTGCAGCACACGCTCGATGACATCGAGTTGCAGCGGGTGCATGTGCCGCTCGTCGTCGTCTTCTCGGCACTGCTTATAGGGAAGCGTTCGTTCAATACGAATGTCATCCCAGAAAGAGGAAGCGTATTGCCGCCACACCCAATGAGAGTACCGATTCTCGATCTGTCTGCCTTTGTGTCCTCGGTATGACAGCAACTCGGCAGGTACTTGGCGTTCGCCAGCGTATTCTGTAAGCCCATGAGGATTCGCAACCGGAACCTCATTCTCTCCATTCTTTCGAAATAGCAGCAGGCAGTCAGCAGAGGCGACATCACATAGGCTTGCGTCGGTCACTACCTGCTTGTGAGCGAGTCCCTTCGCCATCGTGCGATTCCGAACGCCGAGAGGCTCTTTCCATATGAAGTGCCTGCACCAGAAACGCCAGCCGAGCGACTCGTGTAGGCGGATGATTTCGCCGGGGAAGTCAACAAGCCCGCCGGGCGATGTCTTCCTTGGAATGTCCATGCAATGCACCGCAGACAAACGCCCTGGCTTTGTCAAGCGATGAATCTCTTTGACTACGAATCCGTAATGCTCGAAAAACTCATCGTGCGACCGGCAGTTGCTGAGATCACGCTCGCTGCTGCTGTAGTGATACAGACATCCTGCTCCATCGGCGGCAAACGGTGGCGAGTAGACTGACAGATGCACCGACTCGTCCGGCAGGCTCTGCATGACTTCGCAACAGTCTCCGTTGTAGATCGCGTATCTGTCTGTGATTACTTGCTCTGTGACAGCCATGACGGCACCCTTTCTTCTTGTGAAAACTTCCTCTCGTGATCGACGGCAAGAGCATTGCCCATATGCCTCACCAAACTTTCAAACATCCTCTCCGCTGCGTCCGACTTCCTGCGGAGATTTGCCAGTACGCCTATCTCGCCCTCTGTAGCGATAACGTGAACGTCTACCGGCGACTGCTGGCCGAACCGCCAGCAGCGTCGAACGGCTTGGTAATACTGCTCCCACGAGTGCGACGCGAACGTCACGACATTGTTGCAGTGCTGCCAGTTCAGGCCGAAGCATCCGATCTTCGGTTTCGTGACAAGCCGCTTGAGTTGACCACCCTGGAAGGCCAGAAGCAGTTCCTCTTTCTCTTCCTCGCTCTGAGATCCGCTGACTTGTCGGCAATCTGATATCGCCTTCTCTAACATGTCGGCTTCATCGTTCAGATGGCACCAAACTACTGAGGCTTTATCGTGTTTCTCGACTATGCTGGCGGCTGATTCGCAGCGGTCTTCAAGCGTGATCCTCCGTTCCTGCCGCTGCTCTTGAAGCGTACCGGCAGGGAGGGAGAAGAGCATTCCAGGTCTAGTCTTGCTTGATTGAACGACAACCTCATGCTCTCGGAGGGGAGGCAGCGTCAACTTGCCGTCATCGTATCCGAGGTCGCTCGGCTTTCGGCAGGCTCTCGCCCACGAGCAGACCCAACGCCAGAACGGCTCTTCGGCATGGCCTCGGACGCGGTACGCCTTGCGGCCCCATCCGAGGTAGTCCTTGATGACATCCTCTTTAAAGAATCGCGAGAGCATGTCCTGATAGCCGAGATATCCAAGAGCCTCGCTCGATGTGCCGAGTTCGTGGTAGTCATTCGGTGCGGCAGTGGCAGTGCAAAGTAGTCGATACGGCAAGAGCCGCATGAACTCGGTGACGAGAGCCTTTGTCGATCCATCAAAGTTCTTTAAGATGCTCGACTCGTCGCAGACCATGCCGCCGAACTTCGATTGATCGAAGCGGTGCAGCCTTTCGTAGTTCGTCACAACAATACCTGATGACACGCTGCCGTCTGCTGACCTATCCGCCTCTATTCCGAACCTGCTTGCTTCTGCTACGGTCTGGTAACTGACGGCGAGAGGCGTTGCAATCAAGACAGGTCTGCCTGTTTTCTTGAGTACGTTCTGAGCCCACACCAACTGCATTGGCGTTTTGCCCATTCCGCAATCTGCGAATATTGCCGAACGTCCCTTACGGCAGGCCCATTCGACTAGATGCTGCTGATAGTCAAACAGCCAATCCGGCATGATCGTCGGAGCGAATCCGTGATCGCCGTCTAACTGCTGTTTCGATGACAGGAAGTCTTCGTATGTCATGCTGCCGCCCCCTTTCGCATTCTCTGCTCGAGCATGGCAACACGGATCACGAGCGATCCGAGCGGAGTTGGATCGGCGTCGTCTGAATCGACTAGACCCCGAGAAAATGCACAGGCAAGGTCTACCCGGCTGAATGGCTTTGTGAGCCATGCCTCGGCGAGCCACTTGCTGTAGGTTGCCAGAATCTCAGCGACTTCGTTGATCGTGCTTTGCATCGCCTTGTCCTTTCCTCTCAGGATACTTTGGTGAATGTGCTGCCAACGTCGTAAATCTTCGCGAGTCGCTCTGCGACGTTCTTAATGCCTTCGTCAGTCATCGACCGAACTTCCTTCGCGATGAAACTGTCTTATTTGGCTTGACTGAAAGTCTTTCAAAAAGCCCCCAGAAACGCGGGGAATATCCGCATTTCTGGAGGCCACCCGGCCCGCGTAAAACAACGGGAAACGCCCGACTAGAGTCGGTGGCCGGGCCTCGGCGGCAACGCACCGCCTCAGGTTGACAAACGGTCCCACGGGTGTGGAGCCGTCCTGTATCTGCTGCCTCCGTATGGAGAAAGTTCTCCTGCTTCCATTGCTGCCCGCGTCATCATCCTGACATGGCTGGCGATCGCCGCGACGCTCGGGGCAAGATCCAGAGACTCGATGCTCTCGATGTCCTCCTGCTTCGTCGGGGCTCGTTCTAGGATTCCAGTTTTCTGGACGTGCATAGGTGCCTCTCCTCAGTCTTCCATACCTGCGGCGAACACTCGCAGGATGATGATTGCGATCTCGATCACGATCTGTAGTAGTTGCTCATTCATCGGTAGCCCTCCCTGGCTATTGGTTGCTCGGGTCAGTATCCATCTCAGCACGCTTGATCCGTTGAGCGTCGCTGAGTCCTCTATCGTTTATCCTGTACATCCTCGCAGGAATGTCATTGCCAACGGTGTAATCCCATTGCCTCCGGTTGCCGTCTACATCTCGGTACCATGTATACTCTCTTCTTTTCTTTCGTTGAATCTCCAAGCACATCGCTGCAATCTGCCTAGGCGTCGGGTCAGGCTGCTGATTGCTTCTCATCGCTGCCTCCCCTGGCAATCCTGATCACCGCGTCTGTGTAGCAGGTGTAGCCGTCGAGCGTCATCCACACTGCCAGGATGTCCTCATGCTCATCGGGCGTGATGCCGTCGGCATAGAGCCTCTTATCGTCTGGATCACCCGGCCGTCTGAAGGCAATCCTGAAGTCGCCGCCCAGCAATCGGTTCGCAAGCAAGTATTTTGCTCTAGTCCTCGTCATCATCTTCCTACTCTCCTTCAACCAATGATGGTGCCTGTGGTGTGACTGTCCTCAACTGCGACCAGTCGCAGTACGCCTGCTCAAACAAAGCCGGTGATCGGTGCCCTAGATGCAACCTGCCGGCTCCTGACTTCATCATCTCGCAGTGTGTCGCTCCGCTGCGTCGCAACCACTTGCCAGAGCCAGACAACCCCGTGCTGTCGATCAAGGATCGCATCAGCCGCGTCGCGTTCCTCTTCGTCGTCGCCCAGCCGATGATCCTGCCATCAGGTGATACCTCAAGCATCTTGTCGCAAGCGTCGCGGCAGGCTTTCGTCAGGACTCGCGTCAGCGGGTCACCTGTCTTGCTCTGAGTCCATTCGATGCTATCACCGCGTAGGTGATCGCGACTGAATGTCATCACATCGCCGAGCCTCGCTCCTGTCTCGTATGCCAGCAGAATCCACGTTCGCAAAAACGTTCCCTTCCCTGCGCCGCTCCTCATCCTGATTGAGCCTTGGCGGTTCGCTGCATCGAGCAGCATCCGTATCTGGTCTTCTGTCCATGCTCGCGTAGGTGGTCGGCGTATTTTCACCTTCATGATGCCTCGCGGCATGTCGTCAACCGCTCCTGTTTCGTATCCGTACCTCCAGAGTGTTAGCAGGTGGCCTCGCTCGTTTTTCAGAGTGATCGTCGATACGCTACCCTGCCTCGCTCTCAGGTATTCGTTCACGGATTCGTTCGAAACGCTGCCCGCTGAAGCCGCGACTCTCTTGAGTTGCACGCGATACTCGTCGCAGATCATTCTGCTGTTCATGTAAAGGTCAGCGAGGCTGCTGAACGTCTTGCGACTTCTTCTAGTCCTCGTCATCGCAGTAGTCCTCCTCGTAGTCAGGCTCTCGGCAACAATCGGCAAGGCACAGGTCGCAATGCTCGCGTGTATCCCATTCGGGTAGCCTCGTGCCGCAATGGCGGCACGTGCCGCCGCCAGTGGCGAATTCAGGTCGTCTCATCGCTGACCTCCCACTCTCTACGGATTCGGTTTGCGATCCCTGCGTAACCTGCCGCGTCCATCACGTTTGCGATGCGGCGAGCGGCTTCTTCGGTCGGCAACTCATGCTGATACCGCAGCGATTCAGAGATCGCGACAATCGTCTCTGATGCCTCTGCGTATGTCCTCGGGCCGTAGTAGACATTCCCACGCTTGTCAGTCGGTATTGTCTTCGTCATCGTCTTGTCCTCTCATGTCTTCCTCGGTCTTGCCCTCGCCGCCACCGTGGCGGCGAGGGTGCTCTGGCTACCGCTGGCAAAACTCGATGTAGTTCCGAGCCTCCGAAAGGCTTACGGGCTTGGAGTCGCTGCCACGAAACTCCTGGCCATCGCAAAACTGAATGATGAAGTTCGGACGGCCGTCGCCCGTCCACCCTTGGCGAATCTCATAGTCGCGCCCGTTCTCGCAAGTTCCTTTTTCAATCAGCATCGTCTTGTCCTCTCGGTTTCGTGCCTCGCGGTGTCCGCCGCGTCATGCCCCTATTATACCGTATCGGCAATCGGTGTCAAGCGGGTTCAGAGATTTTTTTGGGATTTTTTTTGGGGGCCGTTTTTTGGCGAGAT